CCAACCCCTGTTCTATCATAGCATATTTTATACATGCCTTCCTCTACTTCATTAATCTTAGTTACATCATTAAATACCTTCTCATAGTCAATATGTGCCCATGTCTTTTGACCTACTTGAGATAGTTTATTATCCTCTAACTTTAATACAACCAGTGCAGAATTATCTACTCTCTGGGCTAAATCTAATCCACCGAACTTTGGCATTTTCATTGTTGTAACCTCGATAGTCTTTGCTTTAGGTTAGAGTATTTTATTGCATTAGGTCCTGATATTACAGCTTGACTATAATCACCCACTTTTAATTCCTTACCGGGATCATTTTTGAAGTCTTTCTTTACACCTTTCATATGACTAAATTTTCTCGTAAAGCTTTCTGCAAATGTTTCGGGTTCGCCTCTCTTTTTTACAAGTGTTGAATCTATTCGTTTATCCTCTAATTTTTTACTTAATTCACTTTCCCCTCTTTTTGAGATGGCAATATCATGTACAACATTAACTGGTTCATCTGTAACTCTATATTTACCATAATCTCTTCCCGGTTCTTTTATAATTCCAAGTGATTTTTGTGGTACACTTTCACCAAATCCTTCCACTCTTGGACTTGGTATACCACTACCAAACTGTTCATCAAATCTTATAATATCGTTTGGTGTATATATTAAATTATCATCAAGCATTTCAGATGTTGCGTTTGGATTTTCTTTCATAAACGTTTCACGTTCTTTCATTTTTTCAAGTCTTTCTTTTCTACTTACTCCCGGTTTACCTGTATATGTGTCTTTTCTTGGACTAACCCCTGATATCTCACCTTCTGTTTCATCCTCTTTTTTATCCCAATCGTCTCGTGCTAGTCTTATGGCTGCAAGTCTTTGCTTTAGTTCGTCTACTCTAGACATGCTTTATATACTTTGCTATAATATTTAAGCAATTGATTCTTCTGCCCATTGTATGCAGAATATTAACCGTTCTTCCATATCCTCATCCATATTATCAACCTCGTCTGCTTCAGAGAAACAATGGTGATATACCTCATGGTTTATTGTTTTATATATATCCTCTAGGGTCTCATGCATGGCTAAGTATATAACTGCTCTCTTTGTTTCAGAATAATATATACCCCTATTATCTGAATGCCTAGCCCTTAGTTCTACTTTTAGACCCATTATCTTTCTTATGACGAACTCGACTATAAATGATTAGACCTATATTTATCATGGGTAATATCTCAACTAGGTCTATTCCATATAAAAAGAAGTCTAAAACTGGGTTTGCCCCCCAAACTACTCCTGTCTGTAATATTGCATCCCCAGCCCATATCATATGAGGTATTTGCATATAAAGGATAAGAGCTGTAATACCTAATGATTCTGTGGTGTGTCTTTCATACCATATCCAAAAAGAGTTCCACATGCCTATTCATCACTACAGGTCAACTCTGCTCCACAGTTGTCACATCTTTCGTGACAGGCTTGAATAGGTGTCATTTCAGTCCCACATCTGATACATATAGGATTAGCCATCATTTTCTTTACTCCATTTAATCAAATCTTCTTCAGCTTGGTCCATCCACTTTAATGGATTACAGAATTTTTTACGGACTTGCTTCAGGTTCATCTTCTTTAGACTCATCTGGTTTATCCCCCTGTGTTTTTAACTCTTGTTGTAGTCTTGAACATTCTAATATTAAATTAAAACAATATCTGCATAACTCATTATGAGATAATTTACCTAGTTTTATATTTCCTTTTTTTGGGTGTATAATTAGAAAATCTTTGTATTGTGGCATATCTAAATATTACTCCATTACTACATAAATATGTTTAGTTTAGGTCTATATCTAATTGACAAAATGGACATAATCCATGATTATTAATATTTTTTACATCACCGCATATTTCACATTGTTCATGTAATTCTGCATGACCAGATTTATTGTTTGATTTATCTTTACCAAACATTTGTTCCATTTCAAAGTCTCTAAGTGTTTTAGCCATTTTGTTCTTTATCCAGTTTGAATGCTTCAATAGTATTATGTAATTCTTCTATATAATCATTTCTATTTCGTATAAATGTGTCCCTAGAACCGTCTTCTCCTGTAATTAATATAACAATTTGCTCTATTTTCTCACCTGTTAACTCTTCCCACATGAGTGAATATGCAGTAGTTTGAAGAAAATACTTTTGAATCCACTCCTCTTTCTTTTGTTTACTAGAGGTCTTAAAGTCAATAATTGCCTTATTATCACCATAATATGCTATACAATCTGCTGTTCCTGCTAAGCCTAACTCCTTACTGCAGAGTCTCTCTTCTAACCCTCTTATATTTGTTATTGGCTGCAGCAACGGTTTAATGTTCTCAAAGTGTGCTTTAGCAAATAGGTTCTTTTCACTGTTCTTTTTATTATATAAATAGTTCTCGACCATGTTATGCATTTTAGTTCCTGTGTTCATAGCCTTACGTGATACATAGTTTGCTACATCTTCACCTACTGCATCTCTCCATTCTTGTAATCCTTTTTGGTCTATTGACCCAACTACATTAGTTACACTCTCATATCTATTTCCATCTTGGTCATAGTATACACGCTTGTGATTCTCATTTTTCCTTTTGAGTGTTGGTAAGGTTACTTTACTAGGAGTGTGAATAAACATCTTCTCTCCTTCTATACGACTTGCGGGTATAATAACCTATCGTTTCCCAGTCCCATTCATTCAATCGTTCCAATCTCCTAGTTTTTTGGTCCATGCTGCTTTTAATTGTTCAACAAATTCTTTATACTCTGGTGTTCTAATCTCATGCTCTATTCTTTGTTTTTCTTCTAAGCTTGTTTTTAGAAAACATAATGGACATGCACCTGCTGCACCCAAATATTGAACATTTTTGTGGTGTGAACATGTATTCCATTCTGGTCTTTCATTGGTTTCTTCATCTAACCATTCTTTTAAAGATTTGGAAGCAACCTCTTGACAGTGTTCGTCATTGGCTTCTATTTCTTCAAATAGTTCATCCCATGTTATTGATTCTGTATTCATTGGTAGTATTACGCTATTGTTCAATATATATTATTCCCTACCTTTACTAGTGTTATTTGTCATATAAATCAATCTCTATTCAGTATATCCTTCCAGTTTTTATAAATGGGTTTAACAAATATATATTTTGGTGTTACCTTCTTTGTATCTTGATATTGTTTATCACCACAATATTTATAATTACCTTTTTCATAATTATTCTTTGCAACTAACGCTGCTCTTTTTTTAGACCCTTTTAATAATAATGATTTTGACGGTCTTGATTTAAATGATAGTCCTTTGGTCATTCCTAACATATCCCACCCTGCAGCTTTATAAACCACACCTGTAAATGGCGGTTGAACCATAGTTTCTAATAAAACCAGTCTATCCCCAAACTTACGCATCCAATGTTTTTTTGCTTCTCTTGCTAATAAACTAAGAACTTGACTACCATATCCTTGTTCTATCATGCAGAACCTATAGTTATTTGCTATATGCCTTAAGTTCTTTAATCGTTGTTTCTTATCCCAACCTATATAATCATCTCTATGTTTTAATGCTAATACACCAGACCCAACACCAACACATCCAATTATATCATCATTTTTCTTTACAAAATAGTTTAATGTTCTACCAACATAATCACTGTATTTTTTGTATTTATGATGTTCGTTAATAATTTGTCTGAACAACATACGTTTTGTATTATCTGACTCTTCTTTATATCCTAATATATATTCTAACTCAATTACCATTATTCTTCTTTAATTGTTTACCACATATTAAGCATCGCAATACTTCTTCTCCCCATTCATGTTTACAACACTTCATTCCTTAGATGCCCTGTTTTTACGTGTTCTATTTCTAGCTGATGTAGATGGGGTCAATCTAGCAAATCCATGACAACATGGGCATAATATCTTTGCACCATTTTTAGTTTCATGTAGTACCTCTTTTAACATAAATTTACTGCATCGTCTACAATAGGCATTCTTTTCATATATGTTCTCTCCTTGACCATTTCTTAGTTTAGAAGGATAACGTGAACATAGATTATTACATCGACCACCTAATAGTTTTTTGCCTAATGCTAATGCTGATTTAGGTGCTGCAGTCATTATCATACCATTTCTGATAACCTTTTTTGATATAATTGGTCCTGTCATAAAGATAGTTATGGTTGTAGTATATTTAATTGTTACCCTTGAGTTGTATGTTTTGACTTGATGTGTTTAATAACTTCTTCTGCATCCTTGAATCCTTTTTGACCACACCATATACAATGTCTTATATTATATACTTCATTCAAAACTTTGCTTTACACCCCTTGCATGTACTATATCCTTTACTATGACCATCATTCTTACCCCATGTCCATGTATAACCTGCTTTCTTTTTACATTTTGGGCATGTCTCTATGGGATAATTACCTGAACCCCAATCACTCATCTTTTACTTCTTCCCTACATGTTCTGCAGTAAAATTTAAACTCTTTAAAAAATAAGTTAGGATGATTACATACCCATGCTCTTTCGTGAAATTCGTCTACATCACTCATATTTTCTGCCCTCGTATTCTTCTTGATCTATCCATACCCATTTACCTTTAGCATCAGGTCTATATTTACGTTTCTTTTTATCATGTAAAATTAATCTAAGTATCTGCATCTGATTAGCAAGTGTATATATAGCTTTTGTTTTCTCTGGGCTATTTGGCATTGTGTCTATCTCCATCTTTAATTCTATTATCTTTTTGGTTACCTCTTCTTCTGTTGGTAATGACCATTCAGGTTTTCCCCAAACATTTGAAAAGAATGACCTACCTAATCCCATCTACCGTCACCTTTTGGTTTTCTTGACTTACGCCATTTTGGTATGTAATACCCTATTGTAATACCACCAAAGAAATATGCTAAACATATTAATGTAAACCCTATGTCTCCTATCATTGTTCTTCCTTTACCTCTTTTAAATGTGCTTTACACATAACACCTATTTTATGTAATGTGTCTATGTCTGTCTGTTGGTTTGCCTTTATATCTTTACCTGCAAATGCTAATTCATACCAAGCCAAAATAGTCTTATAATCCTTTTCGTCTAACTCTACATCAACCATGTTTTATTATATTCAGTTCTGTTATTAAAGCGTTATAAATGTGATATTGCTGCACACCCATGTCTAATAGGTCTTTTAGCCTATCGTATATATCATCTCCTCTTTTTTCTAATACATTTCTATGTACACCTAGTTCTTCAACTACTCGTTCCCAATACTGTTCGTTACGTTTTGTTTCGTTAATAAGATCCTGTATCTCATCCATATCCTTATATATCGTTGTAATAATTTATATCTTTCTCTTCAAACATTATCTCATCCTCTTTAAATGCACCTGATAACGATGTTGTAAACTTGCAGCAATACTCTTGCTCAAAGTCAATTCTTGGGTTTTTCTGTTCTGTCTCTATAAATTTCTTATCTAATAATTTACCTAATGATACTGTATATGGCTGCTCTAATTTATGGTATTCAGAACCCGCATCAAAGTTGGTCCAAAAGAAACCCCTCTTTCCATTAGGCGTAGACTCCATGACGAAATCTGCATCCGATATGTTTGCAACATTAGGGTGAAGGGCATTGTACACTTTAGTATCGTCTATCAGGTTTATAAATGCACACTCTGACATAAATACACATTTTACGTTCTCCTCTCCTCTCACTGACTCATTGGCTGGGTATGCCTGTACAAAAGTATTATTGACCATACATGATTTACTATCCTCTTTTGTGATAATATCATCATATTCATATGTTTTACCATCTAGGTCTGTGAACCCTTTCATAAATAATGACTTGAACCTTTGAATAAATCTATTGGCTACTTCCTGTTTGTTACCTGCTACAATCATCACACGATGCCCTGAATACCTACCTATTATACAATTATATGCTATAATACGTAGTGCTGTCTCTGTTGCACCTATCTTTCTAGACTTGTTTAGTATGAGTTTATGATGCTTCTGCCATGCTTTAAAGTATTCATCTTGATAATCAAATATAGGTGTACGTTCTCCTGTTCCCGGATGTATGGGTGCACCTATCATCTCATTAAACTTTTCAAAGTCTTTAGGTACATTGAAGGTCTTTGTTTCCATTTCTAGTTCTACAGATTGAGCTTTCTGTATACCAGTTCTATTGAGGTTTTGCCACTTTTTCGCTAATATGCTGTCCATATGTCTCCTCTATGTATTTATCTATAGTTATATCTAAAGTTGGTGTGGTCTCTATACTTGCTTTCTGCTGCAGAATATCTGATATTGATTTTAATACTGTGGTCTTCATGGCTTCATACCTACCTTTATCAAGTTCATCTTGCTTTTTTTCTGTTAATTCATTATCAATATCTCTATATTGTTTATCCAGTTTGTCTAATATATCATCTAATCGTGCTATTACTTTGTTCTTTACTGAATGTTGTTTGATTACAAAATCCCTATTTGTCTCCTCTAACTCTGCTTCTTGGAACTCTCTAAAGTATTTCTCTACTGTGTGTGGGTTTAATTTTAATACTGATGCTGCATATGCTGCTGAATGGTATTTCATATATTCTTCCTCACAATCTTTTCTTATCTCTACCTGTTTTGCTTTAGTTGGTCTGCCTCTTTTTCCGCTATTTTTCGGTATTTTATTAGGCATGAGTAATATTAGCGTATTATGCTTTATAAGGTTTTTAATATATCTTTAAGTAGTTTTGCATTATAAAATAACGTTATTGTGTTAATTCCTGCAGCATCTGCTATCTCTTTTGCTGTTATTACTCTACCGTTATCTCTTCCGTATCTTTTACCTTTCATATCTATTCCTATTTCGTTTCCAATCTTTAAACATAGCAATTAACATTTTAATTCCAAAATTAGACTTGAATAAATCCCAGCTTTTAAAGTTCATTTTAATAGCCCAAACTACTTGACTATTCATACTCTTTCTCCTAATCTATCTTGTTCTATTGCTTCTGACATAATATCTCTTGTTTTCATTAACTCCATGTTAATATCTTCCATTATCTCTTCAATCTCTTCTAGTGTTAAATCTGCATACTTTGACTTCCACATTGTGTCCATTACAGAGTGATATAACTCAATAAATTCTCTGTTTAAATCTTCTGGGTCAACGCCTGTAACAGTGTGTGCCATTTGAAATGCAGTAAACCATGCTATGAATCCTTCTCTACTTGTGAGTGTCATTTTTAATTATCTCCCTCATTTCTTTTAATCTTACCATAGCTATTTTTGATAACTCTTCTGGGCTAATCTTACCAGACCCATCTGTCATTCTAATGGCTATATTATGATTATATGCAGTAGTATTATCATTAACCTCTATTTGTATTTCACTTGGTAATGATACTTCAGGTATTGGTGGTGTGTCTACCATTAACATCTCACCCTACTAATTGGATTGAACACTTCTGCTTTCTTTAAACCTAATAGTGTCATTTTAACATCTTTTCTACAGTGATCTTGGATATAATTCATAGCCTTTTGCCATTCTTTATGGTCTTTAAAGTGTGTAATATACCAATATCTTAAATCTACAAAGGTCTTTTCGTCTTTACCCCCTGTTAATTTGATAAAGTTTCGTAATGTATTGCCCTTCCATGAAGGATTTATGGACCTCTTCATGAGTCTCCATGTATCTTGGTGTAATATTCTACCATATGGTGGTATTAGGTCATCTTGTTTAGTTAACATACATCTTGATATAAAATATGGATAATCAAACTTTGTACTATAATGCCCTACTATCTGGTCTGCTTGTTTGATGTTCCAAGATAATGTTTCTAATAATCTCTTATCAAAGTCAAATGTTTGTTCATTGACTGCCTTTTTTATATCTTGTTTAGTCATAGCATCCTCTATATATTGTATTTTGCCTGTTGCTATATTCCTCATAATACCATTATAACATATGATAAAATTAGAGTGTGGATTGAAGTCACTAGTTTCAATATCAAATATGAATTGGTTTTCTATACCAACCTCTAAATATCTATATTGTATATCTGTAAATGGTTTATGTTTAACATCTTTGTATAACTCATCTACTTCAAAATTATGTAGTTTCTGATGCAGTTCAAACTTTTGTGCAATTTTTTCTATTGGTAATATGCGTTTATAATTACCATGAATGTTAGTTTTCACATTTTATTATAACATAAGTTGAATATAAATCTAATTAAATGCCTTCCATTCTACGTGTTATGTTCATATCACGTTTAAATGGTCTAACTGGATTATATTTTTCAATATAAATCTTTACTGTTTCCGAATCAGGTGGTAGTGTGATTGGATCTGTTCTTAATACTTCAAATAGAGTGTGTTTGATTTTTATCTGTTGACCTTTAGTTGGTCTTGACCATGAATCTAAATCAGTTGAGAATAATAATGTATCACTAATATTACCGCCATTTCCAACTAGCCAAAACTCATAAATCAAAACTCTGCTCCTCTAGCTTTGAATCGTGGTCTTTGAAACTTTGAGGTAAAAAATCGTAGCCATACTGCTTCAGCTTGGTCTGCAGTAGATGTGTCTCCTGACTCAAATTTATAGAAATATGCTACCGTTAATTGGTTTGCTATATCTAATAATACGTTAAATTCTGCAGATGATGTAAAGTTTGCCACTGTTACAGGTATATCTATATTTCTTACATCTGTCAAATATGAGTTAATAAATGTATCTGCCATTTCTCCATAATGTTGAATCTTATCATCGTTAGATGTGCCTGTTTGACCCAATATCTGTTTGACCTT